CCGCTGACTGCCAACAACGGCACGAAGCTGCTCAACGTCCAAATCCAGGCCGGTAAGACCGTCGCGATCGAGGTGAACCCTCCGAACCGCTCGGTCGAAGCCGACAACGACAGCCCATACTACTCGGGCGACGTGACCCTGGAAGCCGGACCCAACTGGACGCTCTCGATCAAAGAGATCGAAGTCGTCTAAACCCGAGGATGATGACCATGGCCAGGAAGCCCACAAAGGGACCGGCCCCCAAGGATGCCAGCAAGGCCAAGAGCCGGAAGCCGTCAAAAGCGGCCCCGGCTCAAGCCGTTTCAGGGAAGCCGGTACAGGTAGCTGACACCAACGGGCGGCCGACGATCTACACCGAGGCGCTGGGGCTATCCATCTGCGCACACATCGCTGATGGCCTATCGCTGCGCAAGATCGAGGCTCTGCCCGGCATGCCTGCCAAGATCACGATCCTGACATGGGCGCTCGATGATCGTGAGGGTTTCCGTACCATCTACGCGCGTGCGCGCGAGTTGCAGTTGGAAGCCGAGGCCGATGAGATCGCCGACATTGCCGACGACGGCCGCAACGACTTCATGGAACGCGCCAACAAGGATGGCGAGACCACGCTGGTCTACAACCGCGAACACGTCGATCGGTCCAAGCTCCGCGTCGAGACTCGCAAGTGGCGGCTGACCAAGCTGGCCCCGCACAAGTACGGCGACAAGATCGAACAGAAGCACACCGGCATGGAAGCGTTCGCTGCGATCTGGTCGCAGATGGGCGGCGGCGCGTCGAAGAGCAAAACGGGCTCTTGAAATTATTGCGGCTCTGGGGTATGAACTGACCATCGCGTCCCCAAAACGCGCCGATCGCAACGATGCCTCACGAGCTGGTCACTCGTTCAGGCATGGGGACGTTTGATGACCATCTCAGCCGCCAACGGCCACCATTCCATTCCCAAGCCCGCACCCGCTGGCGTCGGCTCGACCGTCGAGCTTGACCCCAAGCGGCTTGGCGTCGAGGGCAATCAGCTACTCGGACAGGTTCAGGCGCTCTCGCGCTGGTCATCCATGTTCGCCCGCTACGCCGAAAAGACCCTCGACCTTCGTGAGCGCCAAGTGCTGCTCGAAGTGTCCAAGGCGCTCGCCGAGAACGCCGAGAACTTCAAGGTGCAGCTTGCCCAAGTCGCCGTGAAGCGCAGCGCGGGCACCATCACCCCGGTTGACGACGACGGCGAGGCCAACTGATGGCAGCAGCCGCGAAGAAACCAGCCCTCGAACCGTGGCAGCAAGCGTGGCTCGACAGCGATGGCGACCCGCTGGCGTTCGCGACCGGCGTGCTGGGCTTCGCTCTGCCGACCGAGACACCCGCCGAGGGCCAGCCGCAACTTGAGGTGTGGCAGTACGAGTTCTTGCGCGACTTCTACCTCGATCCCGAGGGCAAGTACACCGACAGCCCGCGCCACAGCACCCGTGCCGGTCACGGCGTCGGCAAGGGCGTGATCATCGCCATCTTGGCGCTCTGGTTCCCGCTGACGCACCATGACAGCAAGGCCGTCCTGACCGCGAACAGCCAGGATCAGCTTCGCGACAACAACTGGCCCGAGATCAAGAAATGGGCTGGCAAGCTACCCGCGCCGCTTCGCGAGATGATCGTGATCGACGAGGAACGCCTGTACGTCAAGGCGGCTCCCGAGATGGCGTTCGTGGTCCGCAGAACGGCCAGCAAGAGCAACCCGGAAGCCTTGCAGGGCATCCACGCCAAGCATGTGATGTACCTCGCCGACGAAGCGTCCGGCATCATGGACATCATCTTCGAGGTGGCGCAGGGCTCCATGTCCACCAAGGGCGCGATCTCGTGCCTGTTCTCGAACCCGACACGATCGAGCGGGTTTTTCTTCGACACGCACCACAAGCTGCGCAATCGCTGGCGCACGCACGTCGTCAACTGCGAAACCGTCCCGCGTGCCAAGGGGCACATTCAGGACGTGATCGACGCCTACGGCAAGAACTCGAACAAGTATCGCGTCCGCGTGCTCGGCGAGTTCCCGACGGCCGACGACGACACGGTGATCCCTCTCGAACTGGTCGAGGCCGCCCGCAAGCGTGAGGTGGTGCCCCGCGACGTTCGCCCCGTCTGGGGTGTGGACGTGGCCCGGTTCGGCGATGACACCAGCGCCCTCGCCAAGCGCCATGGCAACCGCCTGCTCGAACCCGTCAAGGAATGGCACGGCAAGAACACGATGCAGCTTGTCGGCATCATCGTCGATGAGTGGATGAAGACCGACGAAGACATGCGGCCGTCCGCGATCGTGGTGGACGTGATCGGCATCGGTTCCGGCGTCGTCGATCGTCTCGACGAGCTGGACATGCCGGTGATCGGCATCAACGTCGCCGAGTCCGCCAGCAACGACGACAAGTATTTCCGGCTTCGCGACGAACTCTGGTTCAAGGCTCAGGGATGGTTCGCCGCCCGCGACGTGCTGATCCCGAACGATGAGAAGCTGATCAGCGAGTTGACCGCCGTCACCTTCGACTATCACTCCGACGGCCGGTACGTCGTCGAGAGCAAGAAGATGATGCGCAAGCGCGGCATGCCGAGCCCGAACAAGGCCGACGCCTTCAACCTCACGTTCGCGCAACCCGACATCCAGCGCAAGAAACTGAACAAGTACCGGCCCGGTGGTCGGGGATCGGCATGGGCATCATGAGCATCACAGTCGTCAAGCAGGCATTCGACAAGGGACTCGGCGGCAAGGCTTCCTGCACCGGGGCAACCATGAGCTACGAGCAGGGCGGCAAGGTTCAGCGGCTCCGCTTCACGATGGGCGACGGCACGGTGAAAGACACCACGGCCACGCCTCAGGATGATCTGGCGATGGTCGCGCGCCAGTTCGGCGAACAGATCGCGGCAGAACAAGGATGACGGACATGGATCTTCGAGAGGACATCGCCAAGGTCGTTGACGCTTGGAGCACGCACGAACTTCGCGAGACGTTCCTTGCCGAGCGCCTGCACAAGCTCGCCCGGCAACGCCTGATCGACCGGATCGAGACGCTGTTGCGCGACAAGGGCGTGAGCACGGTTCCGGCCACCACGCCCAAGGTGCCGCCGCGCATCAAGGAAGTGCTCGCGCCGATCGTCGAGAAGATCGAAGCGGCAATCGAAGGGGCAAGCACCGGGGCAGGTTCAGAGACCGCCAAGACGCCCGTCGATGCTGACGAAGCGGCGGCCATGGAAGCACTCAAGGGCAAGCTCGCGGGCAAGCTCAAGGGCAAGAAAGGGGCAACCAAGTGACCGACGCCAACGGCAACCCCGACGTGATGGGCTCGCGCCAGATGACGCCGCAACAGTTGGCCGACGCCGACGAACTGCGGCTCGCCTACAACGCCCTGCATGCCCTGATCGAGAAGCACGCCAGCACGCTGCCCAAGCCCGAGGCTGGCCGCATGTTCTCAGTCGCCAAGACCAAGCTCGAACTCTCATGCTTGGCCGCCATCAAGGGGATCAGCCGCCTATGACGCCAGCGATGCAGGGCGACGCCAAGACGGCCTTCGAGCGCGAGTGCGGCTCGGGGGTTCGCTTCATCAAGGTTCAGGAAACGGCGCGCGGCACGGATTTCTCGTTCTGCATCGTCTCCCGCAACAGCACGCACACGATCGGCACCAGCCCGACGGGCAAGGGACGGTCGGCCATCGAAGACGCAGCAATCCAGGCGGGGCGTTGGGCCAAGATCATGGCCGAGCGCTCAGCCATGGCCGCATAAAGGGGACTGGCAATGGACGACATCACCGCAGCGGATACAGCCGAGCCGGTCTCCGAACCGTCTTTGCTCAACAACGAAGCGCTGTACGCCACGCTGCGGGGATGGTTCCGCGTCGATCAGGCTCACAGTGCCGAGTGGCGTCGGGACGCCAAGGATGACTTCGGGTTCGCCGCTGGTGACCAGTGGAAGCCCGAGGACAAGTCGGCGCTCGAAGATCAGAAGCGCCCGGTCATCACCTTCAACCGTGCCCTCTCGATCATCAAGGCCGTCGCCGGTATCGAGATCAACGGCCGCCACGACACGGTGTACTTGCCCAAGGGCACGGCACCCGGCGTCGTCAAGGCGAACGAACTGCTCACCAGTGCCTCGCAGTGGATGGCAGAGACCTCGGACGCCGAGGATGAGCAGTCGGAAGCGTTTCAGGATTCGGTGATCTGCGGCATGGGCTGGACCGAGCCCCGGATCAGCTACGATGAAGAGCCCGATGGCATGTACGCCGAGGGCAAGGTCGATCCCCTTGAGATGTATTGGGATCGGTCGGCACGCTCGAAGAACCTGCAAGACGCCCGCCGTCTGTTCCGCGTCCGCAAGATGACGCTGGACGAAGCCCGCGACTTCGCGCTCGGGCTCGGCATGACGGACGTGTTCGACGATGACCTCGATGCCTCATGGGCGGTCGGCGCTGACACTGGCGAGGCCAAGCCGGTCGAGGAAAAGCGCCACCGTGACGAGAACGTGAGCGCCTTCGACGACAAGGCCGAGGTGCACATCGTCCACGCACAGTGGATCGAGCGCAAGGCGTTCTACCGCGTCGGCGATCGTGTCACCGGCCGCGTGCTCGAACTCGATGAAGAGCGGTTCGCCGAGTACAAGGAACTCGCGGCGGCGCACGGCCTCGAATACAACTTCGTCCGCCAGACCCGGAAGGTCTACAAGCAGGCGTTTCTCGGCAAGACGATCCTGGGCGACGTGATGGAGTGCCCCGGCAAGGATCGCTTCACCTTCCAGTGCATCACGGGCGAGCGCGACCGCAACAAGGGCACGTGGTTCGGCCTGATCCGCCTGATGCGTGATCCGCAGATGTGGGCCAACAAGTGGCTCTCGCAGACGCTCCACATCCTGAACACGACGGCCAAGGGCGGCATCATCGCCGAGAAAGACGCCTTCGAGGACGTGCGCGAGGCTCAGGACACCTACGCTCAGCCGGACGCCATCACATGGGTCAAATCTGGCGCGGTCTCGAACGGCAAGATCATGCAGAAGCCAGGCGTCGGGATGCCGACGGCCTACGTCAACCTGCTCGAATTTGCCATCGCCTCGATCCGCGACGTGACCGGCATCAACCTCGAACTGCTCGGCATGCGGGACGCCAATCAGCCCGGCATCTTGGAGCACCAGCGCAAGCAGGCGGCCATGACGATCTTGGCCACCATGTTCGACTCGCTTCGCCGGTATCGCAAGAACGTCGGCCGCGTCCGGCTGCACTACATCCAGCGCTATCTCAGCGACGGCCGCCTGATCCGCATCACGCAACAGGACGACAAGGGCCAAGCCGTCATGATGCTGGTGCCGTTGCTTCGTGACCAGACCGTGGGCGACTACGAGGTGATCATCGACGACGCGCCGACCTCGCCGAACCAGAAGCAGGAAACGTGGCAGTTCCTCATGCAGCTCATGCCGGTCTTCAAGGGCATGATGACGCCCGAGGCCGCCGTCGCCATGCTGGAATACAGCCCGCTGCCGTCCAAGCTGGTCGAGACGTTCCGCAAGCTGGTCATGGAAGGCAAGAACCCGCCTCCCGAGGCCATCGAGGCTCAGCAGATCGGCAAGGCCGCTCAGATCGCCAAGATCGAGCGCGACCGCGCCGCTGCAACGAAGGACTTGGCCACGGCCGACGGTGCCCGGGCGGAAGCGATGCTCGACCTCGCCAACGCTGCCGCTGCCGGTGCTCAGGCCGATCTCGACCGTGTGCGTACCGCCGTGGTGGCTGGCATTGCTGGCGTGCCGACGACGCGGAACATCGAAGGCGACTATGCGATCTCGCCGACCGGCGTCGATCCGTCTCGCCAACTGCCCTCGCTTCCTCAGATGCCGACCTCGCCGCCCCCGGCAGTTCGGAACCAACTTCCGCAGCCGGTAGCCGGACCGATCGCAGCGGAATAACAACCAACGGCAAGGATGACTAACCATGGATAACACCACAACGACGACTGGCGGCGATTCCGAGGCGTTCACCCCCGCCGAGGCCGCATACTTCACGAGCCGGGGCACTGACACGTCGGCTCTCGATGCCGAGATCGCAGGAAACGGCTCTGGCGAGCCCGCTGGCGGCCAACAGCAGCCGACGGGCAATCAGCCGGGCCAGGATCAGAACGCCAGCCAGGACGGCCAGGAAGGGCAGGACGACGGCGATCTCGGGGAAGACGACGAACTGATCACCGTCGGCCCTGACGGCAAGCCTCGGGGCAAGGGCGGCCGGTTCGTCCCGCATCAGGCGCTTCACAAGGAACGCGAGCGCCACAAGATGACCAAGGCGGAACTCGATTCCGTCCGCGAGAAGCAGGCGCGCGCCGACGAACGCCTGACCGTGCTGAACGACATCTTGAAGCAAGCCGAGGCACCGGCACCGGGGACGCAGAAGCCCGGCGCACCGGCCGCGCGCAAGCTATCCGAGATCGACCCGGCAACGCAGCCCTTGGAAGCCCTACAAGCCGCGCTCGCCGAGATTCAGCGCCTCGAAGGCGAGATGACCGGCCAGAAGACGCAAGCCCAAGAGCGCGAATCCGCCAAGGCGATGCAGACGGCCTACCAGAACGACGCGGTGCGCCATCTGCAAGAGAAGCCCGAGTTCAAGGATGCCTACAAGTTCCTGATCGACGGCCGCCACCGCGAACTCGAAGCGATGGGCATGGCCGACGTGGGCGAGCGCAACCGCTTCATCGCCAACGAAGAGCGCCAGATCGTCGCCAACGCCTTCCAGGCTCGCCGGTCGCCCGCTCAGATGCTCCACAACCTCGCCGTGGCCCGTGGCTTCGCTGCCAAGGCCGCTCCCGCGCCTCAGTCTGACCCGGTGAAGAAGATCGAGCAGATCGCCAACGGCCAGCGTCAAGCCGGTGCATCGTTGTCCGGCGCTGGCGGAAGTTCAGGAGAGGGCTTGACGGCAGCCGCACTTGCGGATATGAATGAGGAAGAGTTCGCCGCCGTCGCTGCTAAGATTGGCAAGTCCAAGCTCAAGCAGTTGATGGGTGGCTGATCCTAAGGGGGATGCGGTCTAGTCAACCGCGCCTACCCCCGGCACCTAAAGACGCCCCCAAAGCGCAGCGAGAGACAGCGACGTAGGCAACCTTCACAGGGTCCGCCAACGGCGCGATTTGCCGTTTCCGGCCGAGCACCGATACCCGCTCAGGTGATCCACGAGGCGACCTTACAGCCCCGTTCCGCAGGCGCAGCGACACGCGCAACGCAGAACATCGGATCAACCTGGAAAGGGTATGCTCAAATGAGCACCACGTCCTTCGGCGTCAACGACGCCCTCGCAGTCAAGCTCTGGTCGAAGAACCTCTCGGCAGCCGAGCGCGAATACCTCGACATCGCCCCGCTGATGGGCGAGGACGAGAACTCCATCATCCAGATCAAGTCTGAGACCCGCAAGGGTGCAGGCGACAAGGTGACCTTCGGCCTCATGGCTCGGCTGACCGGCGACGGTAAGACCGAGAACGAGACCGCCGAGGGCAACGGCGAATCGCTCTCGATCTACAGCGATGGCCTGCTCGTCAACGAGCTTGGTCACGTCGCCGCCGTCAAGAGCGAGAACACGATCGACGCACAGCGCGTGCCCTTCGATCTTCGTGAGAAAGCGAAGATGGCTCTCGGCATGTGGTGGGCCGATCGCAAGTCGGTTTCGTTCTTCAATCAGGTGTGCGGCTACACCCCGCAGACCAACACGAAGTACACCGGCCTGAACGCCGTCACGGCACCGACCGCCACCCGCAAGATCGTCTCTGGCTCTGGCGCAGAAGACGAGAACATCACGTCGGGCGACATCTTCACCCTGAACCTGATCGACCAAGCCGTCGAGATGGCCAAGGTGGGCTCGAACATGATCAACCCGGTTCGCATCGGTGGTCAAAAGAAATACGTGATGTACTTGCATCCGTATCAGGTCACGTCGCTGCGCACGAACTCCGGTTCCGGCCAGTGGCTCGACATCCAGAAAGCGGCCCTCTCTGGCGGTGCCGAGACCAAGAGCCCGATCTATACCGGCGCTCTCGGCGAGCACAACGGCGTCATCCTCCGATCGTCTCAGGACGTGGCGCAGGGCGTCAACAGCTCGACCGGCGCAGCCATCACCACGGTTCGCCGTGCGGTGCTGCTCGGCGCGCAGTCTGCCGTGTGCGCCTACGGCCAGAACAACACCGGCCCCAACAAGTACCGCTGGAACGAAGAGCTGCTTGACCACAAGCGCAAGCTCGAAGTCTCCGCGTGGTCGATCTGGGGCATCAAGAAGACCGTCTTCAACTCGGCGGACTTCGGCACGGTCGTTGTTTCCACCTACGCCACGGCTTCGGCCTGAGCCATCAGATAGGAGAATAATCACATGGCTACCAACACGGCTGGCTCAGTGGCTCGCGAGTACCATACCGCGCAGACCCACTATCTCACGAAGGCGATCACCTACGCCGACAACGGCTCGACGCTCAGCATGGGGTACATCCCCGCTGGTGCCGTCGTGGTCCGCGCTGGCGTGGTTGTCTCGACCGCCTTCAACGGCAACTCGTCCAACGTGCTCGACATCGGCACGGCGGCGGACACCGACGGCTTCGCGACCGATCTGGCGCTCGGCACGATCGGCTGCATCGTCGCGGACGAACTCGCCACCTCGAACGATCTCGGTCCCTACGCCACCGATACCGAGATCCAGTGCGTGGTGGTCTCCACCGCGTCTGCCTCGGCGGGTGCTGGCACGGTCTTCGTCGAATACCTCGTGCCTATGGGCTGATGAGAGGCGGCGTCTGACGGTCGGTCGGTCCGACGCCTTGCCTTGAAATAGGCCGGGGCGTCAACCGCCCGAGCCAAGGGGGAAGCCGGTTAGCTGGCTTCCCCACCGTCGCCCCGAAACGACCGGAAACCCACAGGGACGGACATCATGATCTTCACCCCCTTCGATAGCTTCACCCGTCCCGCGAACACCACGCAGTATGCGTCCGGTGATCTCGTGGCGAACTCGGCAACGGCCGCATCGGTCGTGCCTCTCAAGTTCGGCCTGAACGGCTCTGGCCGGTCCGGCATCATCCGAGGTGCCCGGCTCTACAAGTCGAGCAATGCCGTCACGGCTGCATCGTTCACGGTCTACCTGTTCGGCGCTGATCCCGGCGTCCCGACCAACGGCGACAACGGCGCAATCGTCGTGGCGTCCGCCGCCGACTTCCTCGACAGCATCGCGATCGACCTTTCGTCTGGCGGCCTCGCAGGGGGCACGACAGGCGCACAGAAGCGTTCAGCGTCCCTCGCCATCCCGTTCTGTTTCCCGGGTCTCAACGACAAGATTTACGCCCTGATCGCTGCGGCCGGCACCTACACGCCAGCCTCGGCAGAGAGCTTCAAGCTGACCCTGGAAATCGAGGTGTGAAAGGCCGCCGGATGATGACGCTGATGACGCCATCACCCGACTTGCCGCCGCCGCACGTGGAGCGCGACGACGACCATGACAATTATGCCCGGAATTGACGGAAAGCCAATGGCTCCACCGCCCGACATCACAGCTCAGTTGGCCCACCACGACGCGGCCATCACCGGGTTGTCGGGGCGCATGTCTGGCGTCGAAAGCGGCCTGAAAACCCTGCAAGGCGAGGTTCACCACGGGTTCGTGAACGTCACCAACAACGTCAACCAGCAACTCGGCGGCGTGAACCACACGCTGGCGGGTCTCAACTCGAAGATCGACAAGCTCGACGCTCAGCCCAAGTTCGACTTCCACAAGATCGTGGGCACCGTGGTCTCGCTGGCCGTCCTGTTCGGCATGGTGTGCGGCGGCATCATCTACATCACGCAATCGCAGACGGCGGCCGTGGTCGCCGAGCAGCGCAGCTTCAACCAGACGGTCGTCAAGACCCTCGAACGGCAGACCGACAAGATCGAGCGCATCGACGGCGAGATCACAAACATCAACTCATGGCGCGCGACGATCATCCCCGCGCCGAGGGAGGCCCGCCGATGAGCACCCTCCTCTTGACAGCAGATGAAAAATTTCATATCTTAGAGTTCTCAACCATGGAGAACGCAGATATGAAGTGGAAACCGATAGACACGACAGACGCCAAGGTTCGGCATCGGTTCAACGGGTACGTCGCGAAGCGCGGCAAGGATGAATGCTGGGAGTGGACCGGCCCGAAGGCGAATAGCGGTCACGGCCAACTCTGGGACGGGAAGCGCAACGTCGCTGCGCACAGGTACGCCAAGGCCATCACAGGGGCAGACATCGAGGCGGCCGTCGTTTGCCATCGCTGCAACAACCCCGGATGCGTCAACCCGCGTCACCTTTATGCGGGATCGCACCAGACGAACATCGACGACGCGAAGGCGTCCGGCATTAAGTTCGGCAACCCCGCCCCGAGTGGTGAGGATAATTACATGGCCGTGCTGACTGCCGAGCAGGTCAAGGAAATCATTCGCCGATACGTTCCTCGCGACCGCGCCAACGGGACGCGCGCTCTGGCACGAGAGTTCGGCGCTTCGCAGCAGACGATCAGCAAGATTGTCAGGGGGGTCACATGGCGACACTTGCGATAATGAAGGCACGCATCGCCGATGAGCTGGCGCGCGACGATCTCACGTCGCAGATCGCCTATGCCATCACCGACGCCATCACTGCCTACGAAGACGAGCGCTTTCACTTCAACGAGAGCCGCGCCACGACGTTCCCGACGGTCGCCGGCCAGGAGTTCTACAGCAGCACGGATGCCGCCGCGATCGGCAACATCCAGAAGATCGACTACGTGAAAGTCTACGTCGGAAACCAGCCATACGACCTCCGGTACGAGCGCCCCGATGCGATGGAGAGCCTGAGCGTCAACGGCACGCAGACGGGCACGCCCTGGGCGTACACGTGGTATGGCAGCCAGTTCCGCGTCTACCCGATCCCCGATCAGGTCTACACGGTCCGCATCGGCGCATCGGTCAAGGTGGCGGCTCCGGCCAGCGACTCCGAGGCCAGCAACTCGTGGATGACGCACGCCGAGCGCCTGATCCGCGCCCGCGCCAAGCTCGAACTCGCCCTTCACGTGCTCAAGGATGAAGGACTCGCCGCCACGATGGTTCAGGCCGTCGAGGAAGCCCTTGCACAACTTCACGGCCGGACGGCGATGCTCACGCAGGCCGCCAAGGGTCGTGTCGCGGCGATGGAGTTCTGATCCATGCCCGTCCTGCCCTTCCCCGAGTACCGGCCCGACGCCAGCGACTTCAACGGCTCGTCAACCACGACGCTGTTGAACGTGCTGCCGCGCTCGGACGGCTATGGCCCGTTCCGTGACATCTCCCGCTTCACCACGGCGCTGCCGTCGGCATGCCGGGGCATGTTCATGGCGCGCAAGGAAGACGGCTCGATCTCGCTGTTCGCAGGCACGGCGACGAACCTCTATCGGCTCGACAACACCACGCTGACGTGGACGGAAGTCAGCAAGGGCGGCACCGACTACTCGTCTCTGGGCACGAGCGCCAACTGGTCGTTCGCTCAGTTTGGATCAAAAGTTATCGCGGTGCAGGCGAACGTCGTGCCTCAGGTGGTGGACGTGGAAGCCGGTGGCGCGTTTGCCGACCTTGGTGGCTCGCCGCCTCAGGCCGCCTACGTGACCGTCATCAACCGCTTCGTGGTGCTCTCGGGCCTGCTCAGCTTCCCGCGCCGTGTGCAGTGGTCCGGCCTGAACGCCATCACGACTTGGACCAGCGGCACCACGTACAGCGATTATCAGGACTTGCCCGACGGCGGCAACGTTCAGGGCGTGGTCGGCGGCGAGTTCGGCATCATCATCCAGACGACTGCGATGCGCCGCATGGTCTTCGTGCCCGGCGCGGACATCATCTTTCAGATCGACCTCATGGCCAAGGACATCGGCACGATCGCCCCGGCCTCGATCGTCGAGACGAACCAGACGGTCTACTTCCTGAGCGCCAAGGGCTTCATGAAGGCCAGCCTTGACGGCGGCGTGGTGCCGATCGGCTTTGAGCGCATCGACCGGACGTTCCTCGCCAACTACGACGCGGCGGCTCCGCAGCTTGTGCAGGGCGTGGCCGATCCGACCGCGAACCTTGTCGTCTGGGCCTACAAGGAAGCCTCGTTCGCTGGCACCCGGTTCAATCGGTTGCTGGCCTACAACTACGCCCTGAACCGCTGGGCACCGATTGCCATCGAAGGCGAGTACATCGCGCCGATCGGCCGCCCCGGCATCACGCTCGAAGGGCTCGGCACGGTCGGTCAGATCGCCATCTCGAACGCGGCCGACAACGGCGCTGGCCTGATCCGGCTCACGGTCGGCAGCTCGGCGGGCTGGACCACGGGCGACATCAAAGACATCTCGGAAGTCACCGGCACCACGGAAGCCAACGGCACGTGGACAATCACGGTCATCGACGGCACGCACATCGACTTGCAGGGCTCGACGTTCGCCAACGCCTACGTCTCTGGCGGCTACGTGGCTGGCAGCCTGGACGATCTCGGCATCTCGCTCGACGACTTCTCTGCCGCCACGCTGACAGACATCGGCATCTTCGATGAGGATCACCAGCTCGGCTACTTCTCGGGCGACAACCTCGAAGCCACGCTGACGGCCGCCGAGCAGAGCGGCATCAAGCAGCGGCTCTTCATCCGTGGGCTCTATCCGGTCACCGACGCGACGGCTGGCTTCTGCTCGATCGCCAAGCGCGAGAGCATGAAGGCCACGGCGACCTACACCAGCGAGACCGCGATCAACACTCAGGGCTTCTGCCCTCAACGTGCCTCGACCCGCCACGCCCGCGCCAAGTTCCGTGTCCCGGCCGGCGAGGAATGGACGTTCGCAACCGGCGTGGAACCTGACTTCACCTATGAGGGGGCACGATGATCTGCACAAACTGCCTCTCGACAAGCCATCGAGCCTCGAAGTGCCCGGTCCGGCGCGCTGCCGAGCCTCACATTGGGGTACGCCCTGATGAGAGGGACGCCAAGGTGCCGTTCTGGGCTCACAACAAGGTCGGTTTGCGGGCAATGTTAGCTCACGCCATCGCGAACGACCCTGATGTGACGAAAGGGGGCACCGATGGCCGGTAACGTGCCCGCTACGACCGAGACGAACCCTCGCCGCATCGTTCAGGCGATCCGCGACCTGTTTGCTGGCCGCTCGAACGCGGTCGGCACGGTCACGCTGACCGCGAACGCCGACACGACGACGGTTGATGCCCTCACGGTCGGCGGCGAGACCCGAGTCTTCCTCGAAGCCACGACGGCGAACGCGGCGGCCGAACGCGGCGGCACGGTGCTCCGCATCAGCAGCGTGGGGCAGGGCACCTTCACGATCACGCACGCCAACAACTCGCAGACTGACCGCACATTCTATTGGGTGGCCCTCGGATGACCATGGAACCGAAAATTCTACCGATCCCGCGCACGATGATCGGCCAGATGTGGCCGCACGTCGCCCCGTTCATCATGATGGGGCTGGCGACATCGACCGAGATCACGATCAAGCAACTGGTCGATGACCTCGTGACCGGCGACGACACGCTCTGGACCATCATGGACGGCAAGCAGCTTGTCGGCGCGTTCGTCACGGCCCGCTTCATCGACGACATCACGGCAGAACCCTTCGTCGGCGTCTACGCGCTCGGCGGCAACGGGCTCGATCGCTGGGGCAAGCTGCTCGGCGACACGATGGCAGAGCACGCAAGATCAACCGGGGCAGCCAAGGTCCGGTTCACGGGACGGGATGCTTGGTGTCGCGTGCTCCCGACTTACACGATCACCGGCCGGTATGGGGCGGAAGCAATCTTCGAGAGGGCAGTGGCATGACGGGATCACTCGGTTTCAGCTCGAATTCGTCGAAGAGTACGACGAACTCGCAGTCGCAGGGCGATAGCGACCCGTGGGACTACAGCGTGCCCTACCTGCAAGACTTCCTCAAGGAAGCCGGTGCGGTCGGCGGCACGGGACTCACGCCCGATCAGAAGTACGCCTTCCAGTACCTCAAGAACAACGCCATGGAAGGCAACCCGTGGGACGTGGAGCAAGCCAAGCTCGCCAACGACCTGTACGCCACGCCTGACCGGGCGGCCGGTGTCGGCCAAGCCTATCAGACCTTGCAGACGCAGTTGGGCGACTACGCCTCGGGCAAGTACGTCGATCCGATGACGAACCCGAAAATCCGCGAGATGATGACGATGGTCGGGGATGACATCTCCAACCGCGTCAACGCTCAGTTCGCGGGCGCTGGCCGTGACCTTTCCGGCGCGAACCAGACGGCGGTGGCCAAGGGCGTCTCGCAGGGCCAGCTCGGGCTTCTGCTCGATCAGTACAATCGCGGCCAAGATCAGCAGATCGGCGCGGCTCAGACGCTCTTCAACGCAGGCACCGGCACGGCAACCACGGAAGCCGGGCTCGATGCACAGCGCGCCAACCTTCGTGGCTCTGGTGCCGCCGCTGGGCAGGCCGCGCTCGACATGCAGAACCAGGGCGCGAACTCGCTGCTCGAACTCGATCAGCAGATCAAGATGCTGCCCTACGAAGACCTGGCAACGCTGGGCTCGATCCTGTTCCCGGTGGCGGGCCTTGGTCAGCAGCAGTCGCAGAAAGGCACGAGCACCACGAAATCGAAATCGAGCGGCATGTCGGCCGGTCTCGGCGTCAACTTCCTCTCGGATGAGCGCGCCAAGACGGACATCCAAGAGATCGGCGAGATGGCCGACGGACAGGTGATGTACCGCTACCGATACAAGGACGATCCGACCGGCACGGTGCACGTCGGCCCGATGGCTCAAGAGGTTCAGGAAGAGCACCCCGAGGCGGTAACGCCTGACGGGGAGAGCGGCTTGCTGACCGTCAACATGGATGCGGCGACCCGCAAGGCTGCCGAGATCGTCCGCAACCGTCGCAAAGGGGGCAAGTGATGGCCGGTCTACTGGATGCAATCTTCAACGGCGGCGGCATGGTTTCAGACGAGACCGATGGCAACGGCGCGTTGCTGGCCGATCTCTTGAAGCGCCTCGAAGCTGGGCAGGCTCAGCAGGGCAGCGTCGGCATCACGCCGCTGATCAAGCAGGCCATCGCTGGCACGGATGCGGCACCGGCTCCGGTCGGCGACGTTGGCCGGTTCGCGGCTCCGATGCTTCGCCCGTCGGCTCCCGAGCCTGCACCGGCACCGGCTGAACTGCCCCCGTTGCAGACGCGCGAGGTGAAGGAATACCCCGTCGCTGGCGTGCCCTACAGCGCGCCCGAGGCACCTTTGCCCGTCGATCGTCCGAACAGCAGCAACGCCGCGCCCCCGGCTCCCGCAGTCGCGCCTCGTGGTCCGGCTCCCGGCGAGTCCGAGATGACGTTCGCCGAACGCCTGAGCGCGCTTGGCCGTGGCTACAACAAGGGCGGATTGGTCGGGGCCATCGGCGACATGATGGGTGGAAGCCCTGAGGCTCGCGATGAGGGCGCGACGATCAACACGCTGATGAAGAACTTCGGCGTCGATCGCGACACGGCGCGCGCGATGACCAAGAGCCCGCAACTCGCTCAGCTTATCTTCGGCAAGAACGGCCCGCCGCAGATCGTGAAGATCCCCGGACCCTACGGCACCGAGCAAGACATGGTGTGGAACCAGAAGACGCGGCGTCTCGAACCGCTCTCGACGTTGCTCGGCGGCGCTCAGCCTGCCCCGGTTGTCCCGGCCTTGCCCGATGCACCGGCAGCACCGGCACCCCCGCCCGTGCTCGGCGCTCAGGCTGCCCCTGGACAGGCACCGGCTGCACCGGCACCCGGCATGCCCGCGCCCGCCGCACCGATCGCCAAGAACGTCCCGGCCACGGTCGGCGACGATGGTCAGTACGTGATCGGCAACGCAGTCCCGAAAGCGCCTGAGGGCTACGTGCACCGCATCGCGCCGAACGGCCAAGGCTATCTCTGGTCCAAGGAAGGACGCCCCGTCTTCGAGTTGAAGACCGAGGCCGACGCTCGCGGCAAGCAGCGCGAGAAAGACCTTGAGGCCGACGACAAGCGCACGAAGGCTGGCGTGCAGGTGACTGGCGCGATCGAGCAGTTGACCCGCCTGCCTCTCGACTTTGGCAAGCAGGCGACAGAACGCGCGATCGGCCCGTGGTCGGCGACGAACCCGAACCCGGAAACGGCGCAAGGGTTGTTCGGCACCGGCATCAGTGTCGGCAACGCTGGCCAACTCCTTGCGCGCGGCTACGGCGAGGCATCGGCCATGGTCGAGGGCGGCGCATCACCGACCGAGGTGCGCGACCGCATCGAGACCGTGACCAAGAACCTTGCGGCCGTGATGAAGCCGCTGATCCGTGCCCCCGGCGAGGGCGCATGGTCCGACAAGGATCAAGCGAACCTCGAAGCACAGATCGGCATGATGACCCGATCCCGCACGGTCGAGGAATACAACCGACGCCTCGCTGACATCCGCGAGAACGTCGGCAAGGTCTTCCGCCTGAACGTGCCCGAGCCCGGCGCGGTGCAGCGTCGAGCCGATGCCCCGATCCCTGCCGAGGAAGAGATGACCGCGATCGAGCGGCTGTTCGGAAAGCAACTGAAATGATCACCAAGCTGATCACCATCGTCGTGTTCTCGATCATCGTGCTCGTGGCGTTCGGCCATGAGGGCGGCGGCGCAATCGGCGTGGTGCTCATGCTCTGGCTGGTGTGGGAACTGATCAAGATCGGCTGCCGCGTGCTTCGTGGTGCCTATCGCATGGGAGGGCGCTGATATGGCTCGACGCCTATCGCCTGAAATCGAAGCCGGTATCGCCCGGGCATCTCGCAGCACCGGCTTGCCGCCCGAGACGTTGCGCGCGTTCGTCCTGATCGAGAGCGGCGGCCGTCCCGACGTTCAGACCGGCAGCTATCGCGGCTTGCTGCAACTCTCGCCCGGCGAGTTCGCACGCCACGGCGGACAGGGTGACATCTTCGACATCGACCAGAACTTGACGGCCGGTGCTGCCAAACTCAAAGCGGAATCCGCGGACTTTGCCCGGCGCTACGGTCGCGAGCCGAACGCATCCGAGTTGTATCTGATGCACCAACAGGGCGTTGGCGGCTCTGCCAAGCATTGGGAGAACCCGGACCGGCCCGCATGGCAGAACATGCTCGACACTGGCGAGGGACGCCAGAAAGGCGAGGATTGGGCCAAGGCCGCGATCTGGGGCAACGTGCCGGATGACGTGAAGCGCCAGTACGGCAGCGTGGACAACCTCACGTCGCGCGACTTCACGAAGCTCTGGGATCAGAAAGTCGCCCGTTTCAGCGGACAGCCGGTTGATGCTCAGCCGACTTTGGTCGCCGATGCTGGCAAGACGCCCGCAGCGAGCCCGCCAGCGGCCACGGCTCCGTTCGGTGTAGCCGAGGCACCCCAAGTCAAAACGCCCGCCAGCGCCGCTCCTACGAGCATGGCGAGCCTGTTCGGCCTGAACGTCCCGATGACCGGCTTCGGTGGCCAGCCATTGGCACCGGCACCGGCTGCCCCGAGTGCTGCCCCGATCCAGACGGCATTCGCCTCGACGCCCGGCGTCACGACCAGCCCGACGGCTGATCTGACCAGCGCGATCACTGGCGGCGGCATCAACCTCGGACCGTTCTCGCTTGGCGGTGCCAGTGGCGGCAACAGCGCGGCCAAGTCGGCAGATGCCGAGGAAGCCGCCGCACCTCAAGTCCCGCAGCTCGACCTCGGCGGCAAGCCGGTGGACATGCAACGGCTTCTCGCAGTGCTCAACAATCGCTCGAAACTCGGGCTCGCATAAGGAAGGGATGAACCATGGCTCGCGTGCAAATCAACTACCCCGATCCCGATCCGGTGGCGGCTCCCGTCCCGATGGGAACGGCGCAAGTGCCTCAGGCTATGCCGACCAAGGCTCAGCAGAACAAGCTGTTCGGCATCCTGCCGTTCGGCCCGGTGATGCAGAAGCCGCTGTACGACTCCATGGACCCTGCCGTTCGCAGGCTGTACGGGCTCGATCAGCCTCAGGGCTCGGCACCGGCTGCCACGGCGGCACCGGCTGCCACGAGCGGCACGGCTCAGCCCGGCTACACGCCCGTCTCTGCCTACGGTGTGAACGACACCGGCCGCACCACGCCGTTCGCGCCAAACCCGACCTACGCCAACACCACGACGCTGCCCATGGCTGGCCCGACCTACGCGCCCGGCTCCGGCTCTCAGTCGATGCAGGGAGGCTCGGCACCGGCAGCGGCGACCAACGATCCGTTCGGCGGCTTCCTCGGCGGGCTGATCGGGCTCCTGACCGGCAAGAAACAGACGGCTCAGGACGACGGTCAGTACGAGGCGGCCTTGCGCGAGCGCCCGGCCGACATTCAGCGGCTCGTCTCGATGACGCAGGCGACTCCGGCTCAGCGTGGCCAGAACGCGGGCGGCTTCCTCGGCGGCCTGTTCGACGACAAGGGGTGATTGACAATCTATATCATTCATGAGATAGTGTGTCATTCAGCAATGAGGACACGCACCATGAAACCGGACGACATCAAACTAACGAAAGACGAAGTGATGCAGCGCCTAGATTACGATCCAGAAACGGGCGACTTCCGCTGGCGGGCCACGGGCAACAACCGCACGAAGGTTGGTGATCTGGCTGGCCACGTCGGCGAAAACGGTTATCGCCGGATCACGCTCTCGGTTGGCGGGCGGATGAAGCGCGTCATGGCACACCGCATCGCGTGGCTTGTCGTCCACGGGGAGTGGCCGACCGGGTTCGTTGACCACATCGACGAGAACAAGCTGAACAACAGGATCGGCAACCTGCGCCTCGCCACCAAGGCGCAAAACACGATGAACACGGGCAGCCGCAGCGACAACGTGCTGGGCGCTCGCGGGGTTACTTACGTGAAGGCGTGCACGAACAGACCTTACCTCGCGAAGATCAGCGTGGACGGCAAGCAGAGAACGATCGGTCATTACGCGACCCTCGATGAAGCACAAGCCGCGTATGACGCAGCCGCCCTCGTTATCCAAGGCGAATGGGCTAGCCACAAACGGAGAAAGTCATGACACTCTGGCGCTGGTCTCAGACCGCGAACTCGAACACCGTTGCAGACAGCACGGTGAATTGGCAGGAAGGCCAGTCGCCCGGCTCGGTCAACGGCTCGGCGCGCGCCATGATGGCGGCCATCGCCAAGTACCGCGACGACATGAGCGGCAACGTGGTCACGGATGGGCTTGCCACGGCCTACACCGTGAGCACGAACCAGACGTTGACGGCGCTGACCGACGGCTTCTCGATCACGACGCGCATGAACGTCACGAGCGGCACGGCTCCGACGTTGAACGTGGACAGCCTTGGCGCGAAAGCCATCGCCACGGTGTACGGCACGGCCATCCCGAACGGCGCACTGCTCGAAGGCGGCATCTACACGTTCACCTACGACGCGACCGACGACAAGTGGATCGTGCAGAACCGCTTCGGCGATGCCATGAGCGCGGGCACCTATCCCGATCTCGTGGCGATCGAGGCGTTGTCCGGCACCACGGGCGGCTTGACCAAGACGGCGGCCAACACGTGGGCGCTCGACAACTTCACGACGGCCGTCGAAGTCTTCAAGGACAACAACGGCACCGTGTTCTCGACCGGAATCGTGGCCGACATTCAGATCCCCTTCGCGTGCACGATCACGGGCGTCTTCCTGTACGTCAACCCGTCGGGCTCGATGGTGCTCGACCTCTGGAAAGACACGCACGCTCAGTTCCCGCCGACCGATGCAGACAGCATCACGGCGAGCGCGCCCGTCACGGTATCGAGCGCCGAGAAAGCGTCCGACACGACCCTCACCGGCTGGACCACGGCGGTTGCCGCTGGCGACATCATCCGCGTCAACATCGACAGCGTGTCGGCGGTCACTCGCTTCACGCTGGCCATCCGCGTCAAGAGGTTCGCATGATGTGGGCATCGGACAGCTCTGGCCGTGAAGCGTTCGACTTCGTGTCGGCGAAGTTCCGCGCATGGGCTGGCCAGTGCGACGGCCTCAAGCGTTGGGACAAGTTCTTGCGCAAGCACCCCGAGGCAACCCTTGGCGAGTGCCTTGCCGAGTTCGAGCGCCAGTCCAAGTCGCATCCGACCCGCACGAATTGGGCGCTGGCGCTTCTCGAAGCGTTCGGCGGCGATGTGTATCCCGAGTTTCGCGCCTCGATCCTGGCCCGCATGAACGGCGACACGGCGGCCACGGTGCTTGCCGGTCACGATCTCACCGATGGCGAGCGCGCCATGCTCGACAAGGCGGCCTGCAACTGCCCGCATCGGCGCGTAGCCAAGCGCGCCAACATCCAGGGCGTTCGCTCCAAGACCTTCAAGGGGGGCGATCATGGCCTACGTTGAAACCTTCATCACGACGGTCGGCACCGGCACGTGGGTTGTGCCGAACGACTGGAATCAGGCCGACAGCATCATCGAGTGCATCGGTGGCGGTGCTGGCGGCGCTGCATCAGGCTCCGGTGGTGGTGCCGGGGGTGCATACTCGAAGCTCGACGGCACGGCGTTCTTGCCCGGCCAGACGCTCAACTATCAGGTCGGCAGTGGTGGTCCTGCCTCGACGGCTGGCGGCGACACGTGGCTCTCGACCACGGGCGTTGCGCCGACGACGACTGACGAGGGCTGCCTTGCGAAAGGCGGCGGCGCACCGTCTGGCGCTACGGGTGGCACGGGCGGCGCGTCTGCATCAGGCATCGGCGACACGAAGTATTCAGGCGGCAACGGCGGCAACGGCTCCGGCTCCTACACCTCAGGCGGTGGCGGTGGTGCTGGTGGTCCGAACGGCAACGGCGCGGCCGGTGGCGCGGCTGCCTACGCGGCCAATGGCGACTCGGCGGACACGGGTGGCTGCGGTGGTGGCGGCGGCGCTGGTGGCGGCTCTGCCGGTGGAACTCCGACGACAGCGAGCACAGTCGGCGGTGCTGGCGGAAACAACTCGTCAAGCGCTGGCGGTGGAGCGGCTGGCAGCAGCTTGGCGGCTGGCGGTGCGGGCTCGGCTGGCGGCGGCGGTGGTGGCACCGGCATGAACCAAGGTGGAACCGGCTACGGCGGCGACGGTGGCTCTGGAACCGATCTTGGCGGCACCTACGGCGCTGGCGGTGGTGGTGGTGGTGCCACTGGCGTTCTGTTCGCCGGCTCGGTCGCTGCCGGCGATGGTGGCTTGTTCGGCGGCGGCGGTGGCGGTGCCTACGGCTCGAAGGGTGGCGTGGCCGGCGTTGGCGCTCAGGGCATCATCCGCATCCGCTACACCCCGCGCGGCCTTCCTTCCCACATTCAGATCATCGGGTGACCCATGAGCATTCTCAAGTCGGCACTCGGCAAGCTCGGCAAGGCGACTGGCGAGAGCTTCACGCCCCGGCCCAACATCCCGCGCTCGGACGTGCAGTCTGCCGTCGAATACGTGATGGACAACGCCGAGAACGTCGGAACGCCCTACGCTCCGACCGATGCTGAATACCTGACGAACGGCGCAGTCTCCGGGCTCTCGAACGAGCGCGCGGTGCAGAACGGGCTCGGCATCTCGTGGGACTGGTCGCAGACCGGCGAGGCGACGGCGAACCTCGAACATCTCGGCATCGAAGACCTGGCCGACCCCGCCGCAGATCGTGGCATGTTCTGGGATGACAGCGAGGGCGCAACCGGCTGGTTCACGCCAGCGAACGGCCTGGGCTTCGTCGGCACGAACCTCTCGATCACCGACGCGAACCTTCACTTCCTGATCAACGAAGCGTTCGCGCAAGGCGACATCCTGTACCACGACGGCAGCGGCCTTGCTCGGCTTCCCCGTGGCACCGATGGCCAGTTCTTGCGCACGCGCGGCGCGCTTGGGCTCGCTCCCGATTGGGTGAACGTCCCGGGCGGCGGCGATCTTCTCAGCGCCAACAACCTTGTGGACCTCGACGACGCGGCGACGGCGCGCGTCAACCTTGGCGTCGAGATCGGCGCTGATGTGCAAGCCTACGATGCGACCCTGCAAAGCATCTCGGCGCTGGGCACGGCATCCGACAAGATCGCCTACACGACCGGCATCGACACATGGGCCGAAACGGCTCTGACGGCGTTCGCACGGACGTTGCTGGACGATGCCAACGCAGCCGCCATGAAGGTGACGCTGGGGCTCACGATCGGCACCGACGTTCAGGCATGGAGCACGCACCTCGACGCCATTGCGGCCCTCGCCAAGACAGATGGCAATATCATCGTGGCGAACGGCACCACGTTCGTTGCAGAGAGCGGCGCGACGGCGCGCGCAAGCCTTGGGGTCTCGATCGGCTCTCAGGTTCAGGCATGGTCGGCAAATCTCGACTCGTGGTCGGCTCTGGCACCGTCCGCGAAACAGAACGCCGACGCCACGTTGACGGCCCTGGCAGGCGTCACCACGGCGGCCGACCAGCTTATCTATGCGACGGGCTCGGATACGTTCACGACCACGAGCTTGACCACGTTCGGACGATCCCTGATCGACGACGCGGATGCTGCCACGGCTCGCACCACGCTCGGTCTCGTGATCGGGACGAATGTGCAGGCGTATGACGCCGAACTCGCCGCGCTCGCTGGCCTGACATCGGCGGCCAACAAGCTGCCCTACTTCACCGGATCGGGGACGGCATCTCTCGCCGACCTCACGGCGTTCGCTCGGACGCTCTTGGATGATGCCGACGCGGCCACAGCGCGCTCGACGCTGGGCCTTGTCATCGGCACGAACGTCCAAGCCTACGACGCCGAACTTGCCGCCCTGGCTGGCCTCACGAGCGCCGCAGACGCCTTGCCGTACTTCACCGGCTCCGGCTCTGCCGCGACGACAACCATGACCAGTTTCGGCCGGTCGCTGATCGACGACGCCAATGCGGCGGCAGCCCGCACGACGCTCGGCCTCGTGATCGGGACGGACGTGCAAGCCTACTCGGCGATCTTGGCCGGAACCACGGCGAGCTTCACAACGGCTCAGGAGACCAAGCTCGGCTATATCACCATCACGCAGGCGGTTGACCTCGACGCCATCGAGGCTCGCATCGCTGATCTTGACGCGGCCGTTGTGCTCAAGGGCGCATGGGACGCCAGCGCGGGCACGTTCCCCGGCTCCGGCTCTGCGCAAGCGGGCTGGACCTATGTGGTCAGTGTCGCCGGCACGGTCGATGGCGTGGACTTCTCGGTTGATGACCGCATCCTTGCCATCACCGACAACGCCTCGACCTCGACCTATACCGGGCAGTGGCTCAAGCAGGACTACACCGACAAGGTGCTCTCGGTCGCCGGCAAGATTGGCACCGTGACGCTCGACAGCAACGACATCACGGATTTGAGCTCAAACGGCCGCTCGCTGATCACGGCTGCGAACTATGCCGCGATGCGCGGGCTGCTCGATCTCGAAATCGGGACGGACGTGCAAGCCTATGACGCCGAGCTTGCCGCGATTTCTGGGCTGACGTCGGCCGCCGACCGTGTGCCCTACTTCACGGGTTCCGGCACCGCCGCGCTGGCGACGTTCACGAGCTTCGGCCGGTCGCTTGTGGACGATGCCGACCAGGCGACGGCGCAGGCCACGCTCGGGCTGACCATCGGCACCCATGTGCAAGCCTACGACGAGCTGCTCGCTGAGATCGCAGCGCTCTCGACTGACCCTAACGCCGACAGCGGCCTGTTCTTCGACGACAGCGCCGGCAACGTCGCCTATTGGACGCCGACGAGCGGCGTCGAGTTCTCAGGCACGAACTTGAGGATGACGGCAAACCAGCGCACCGGCTGCATCACCTATGTGATCGACGGCGGCGGTTCGGCCATTACGACCGGCATCAAAGGCGATTTCCGCGTACCGGCCGCTTGCACGATCACGGGCGTCACCGCGCTTGCCGATCAAACTGGCAGCGTGGCCGTCGATATTTGGAAGGACACTCTGGCGAACTTCCCGCCGACCGATGCCGACACGATCACGGCAGCGGCGCCGGTCACGATCTCGGCCGCGACCAACAGCGAAAACACCACACTCACCGGCTGGACGACGGCGCTCGCGGCTGGCGACATCCTGCGCTTCAACGTCGACAGCGTGGCAACGATCCAGCGCCTCACGATTGAGTTGCGGGTGACGAAGGGCTGAGACATGACGGACACAGTTGTCATCTTGACCGCGGGAAGCACATGGACCGTTCCTGCTGACTGGAATAACGCGGCCAACACGATTGAGTGCATCGGCGGCGGTGGTGCAGGGTTCTCAGGGACAAACGGCGCCGCCGCGGGCGGCGGCGGAGCTTACGCTAGTTCGACGAACCTATCACTCACCCCATCGTCGTCAGTGAATATCAACGTAGGTTCTGGTGGTTCATCCTCTGGTGCTACGGGAGGAGACACATGGTTCAACGCGACGTCAGCATCGAACGCAGCCACAAACGGATCGACGATCTCTTGCGCGGCTAAGGGCGGCGGTGGTGGCGCTGCGACAACTGGCGGAACTGGAGGCTCGTCTGGTTCGAGCACTGGTTCAACCAAATTCGCCGGTGGTAATGGTGGAGCCAGTTCAACGTCCGACCCGTGCGGCGGTGGTGGCGGCGCAGGTGGCCCAAACGGAAACGGTGCTGCAGGAGGCGCAGGCGGAACTGTCGCCGGCGGCGGTGGCGGTGGTGGCGGCAGCGGCGGCGGAACCGCAGGAACCCAGAACACGACATTTGGCAGTAATGCTGGTGGCAACGGCGGAAACAATTTCGCGGGAAGCGGCGGCGCGAGCGGAACAACTGGCGCTGGTGCTGCTGGAACTAACGGCGGTGGTGGCGCTGGCGGTGGCACGAACCAAGCGGGCGGTGGTGGTGGTGCCGGCGCTGACATGGGCGATGGAACAGTCGGCTCTGGTGGTGGTGGTGGTGGTGCGGGCGACCCTACCGGGGACTCTGGCGGCGCAGGCGGACTCTATGGCGCCGGTGGTGGTGGCGGAAGCACATTCGGCGCAGGTGCCCAGGGCCTCATCGTGATTACCTACACTCCATCTTCTGCTTTAGCAGCAAAGTCCTTTGGGTTCTGGTTCATGTGAGTGCTGTCTGACCAATGGGGAAAGAAACATCATGACAACTCTCGATAATATCATCGCCCAGAAGCTCGGCGCTCTCGTGATTGAGAACGCCAAACAAGCCGTCGTGATCGAGACGATGAAAGCCGAGATCGCGAAGCGCGACGAACTGCTCCGGAAGCTCAATGAGGCATTGCCGGAGCTTCCGCTTCGCGCGCCGGCCGAGGCTCAGAAGATCGAGGCGACCAATGGACAAGCCCACTGATCTCCTGCTCGACGTGATGCGCTCGCGGCTCGGCATTCAAGAGGTGCCGGGCGCCGGGCACAACCCGGTGATCCTGAAATGGTTCGCCGAGGTGGGGCATCCCGAGATCGAGGCCGATGAGGTTTCTTGGTGCGCAATTATGGTCGGCTCCGCGCTCAAGGAATGCGGGCTGCCGATTCCGCCGCGCGACGTGAACATGCTGGCGCGCTCCTATCTCTCCTATGGCGTGCGCTGCAAGCCGCAGCCGGGCGCCATTGCGATCTGGCCGCGCGGCAAGGCGTGGCAGGGTCACGTCAACGTCGTCGAGAGCGTCACTGACGACGGCAAGGTGATCTGCATCGGCGGCAACCAGTCGAAGAAAGGCGGCGATGCGGTAACCCGCACCAAGCCGCTCGACCCGGCCGGCGCTCTTGGCTTCCGCATGCCGATCGCGCCAACCGTGCCCGATTTGCGCAAGGCTGGATCAACCGAGGTGAAGAAAGGCGACCGGGTTCAGAACTTGGGGATCTTCGCGACGTTCTTTGCCCCGATCATCGCGGTCTTCAAGGAAATGTTCGCGGCGGTGCCTGAGGTGCCGCAGATCGCAAGCATCCCCGAGGGCCTGACATTCACGCAACAACTGATGGAGGGGGCCAATGCGGTTGGCAGGCTCGTTCTCGACAATCCTTGGCTCGCTGGCACCGTCATCGTGGGCGGCGTCATGGCCTGGGTCGGCCACGGCATCAAGGCTGCTCGCGTCCGTAAGGCTCAAGACGGCATCCCTCTCAGCGTGGAAGTCGCCGCGATGGGGAGTGCCTAAGATGGGTCCGCAACTGTACCTGATCCTGGCACTCGTGGCGGCCGTGCCGAGCACCTACGGCTATATGTGGATCAAGCAGCAAGTGCTTGTCACCAGGGCCTACGAGAGCGGCAAGAAAGTTGGTCGCGAGGAAGTCGCGGCGGCCACGAACACGAAGTCGCGAGACGTTGTTGCCAGTGTCGAGAGCGGCGAGAGAGAGGCACCTATTGTCGATCCTGCTCGCCAGAAAATCGTGGAGCTATGCAAGCGTTCGGCCTCGTGCCGGGAACGCGGAAAGTGAGGGGGCAATGGGAGCTTATCGAGTTCATCTTGTGGCGCTTGCGGCCATCGTCGCGGCATCGCTGGGGGGATGCGCGGGAAGCGCACCCCCGCCCCCGGTCAACGTCGTCTCGGACACGTTCTGCCAAGCCGCGAAGAAACGCACTTGGTCGGTCGATGATACGCCCGAGAGCATTCAAGAGGCCGTGAGGCACAATGCCGGGATCGACCGCGCTTGCGGCACCGGAAAGCGCCTCACGTCCTGAGAGACCGCACCCTCGCCTTCATCCTCGGGGAGTGCAAACTTGCCCCGGCCGGGTTCACCCTCGGTCCGGGGTCTTTTCGTTCAGACGTTGCGGGCCTTCACCGGCAGCATCCACTTCGTTTCCGTGACGGTCCGGTCGGCGATGGGCGAGAGATCGCGCGGATACTCCTGCCCGACGATCACCGGCATGTGCTCGTGACGCGGCTCGACCATGACCGGCACAAGCACCGGCTCGAAGTCCACGGGCGGCCTGCCGTCGAAGTAGTGGAGCCGAGGCGGGAAGTCCGGGTTCGCCTCGATGATGCCCTCGGGGAAGCCGTGCGGCTGCCAGAACCGCACGGTGGAGCCCTTGCGCAGCGTCCCGATGTAACGGGTCTCGCTCATGACACCACGGCCAGCTTGCCCGGCCGCCCTTCCTTGATGACCCGATAGACCGACATCTCGCTGCAATCGAGTTGCCGCGCGATCTCAGCCTTCGACACGCCGTCGTCGAGCAACTGCCAGACCTTGAGGCGATCCACGGTCGGCTTGCCGCCGGTATAGACGCCCTTGGCCTTGGCCGCCGCGATGCCTTCCATCTGGCGCTCGCGCCGCAGGTTGGTCTCGAACTCGGCGAACACGCCCAACATGTCGAGGAACGCCTTGCCCGCCGCCGAACTCGTGTCGATCGGCTGCTCGGTCGCCTTGAGCGCGACGCCCTTGCTCTTCAACTCGTGAACGATCACTTGCAAGTCGAGCATCGAGCGCGCCAGCCGGTCGATCCGGGTGACGATCAGCGTGTCGCCCTTCTGTAGGAAGTCCATCAGGATGCCAAGCTCGTCACGGCCCTTGCGGGTCGTGCCGGTTTTCTTCTCGGACCGGATGATCGTGCAGCCCGCCGCCTTCAAGGCTTCGTGCTGGATCGTCAAGTCCTGATCCTCAGTGCTCACACGAGCGTAGCCGTATATCGGCATCAGCGCCCCCGTCCGTTCAGCACGTGCAGCAATGCCCGCTCGGTGTGCTCGCGCACCTTGTCCGAGTGCTCGGCAACCTTGTCGAGCCGCACTGCGATCTGATGCAACTGCCAGTTCACGACGAGCGCGAACCCGACGATGATGGCAAACAACGTCCTTTCCATCAGTGAACCCCCTCAGCAAACGCCAGCGCCTCGACGAACGAACGGCCGCACGGCAGCGTGGTCAGGATGAACGGCGGGTCGCCATCTTGCAGGATGACGTGCCGCGCCGAGAACGGGACGAGAGCGGACACCTCGATCCACCTCGCCCCCGGCTGGATCATCACGAACGCGCCCCCGATCATGGCCGCCCCCCGATCTGCACCACGGCGACCATCACGAGCGCGAGCCCGAGGATGGTGAAGGCCGCGAAAACGAGGTGGGACAAGCGCGGTTGACAAAACAGCGTAAAAATCGGATATGGTTGCTGTGACGCGCAAGCAACCGCCGTTCCACGACGATCTTGTGGGACGCGGCGGTGATCTCCCGCCACTCCCGTTCGGCATTGATCCACGCCTGAGATCGGCGCGGCATGGCCTGCCAGGGCTCGATGTCGAGCGCCCGGCAGACGGCGAGGAAGTCAGGCTCGGCAGTCATCGCGCCCACCATGGAAGGCTGGCGCGGTGGTTCATGACTTCGAGCTTGATCATGATCTCGCGGAACGTCGCGTCGCCGTGGTAGAACACGGGCCCAAGACGCCGCAGACCGTTCTCGAACTCAGAGCAGCCGTTGCGCCGCGCCGCGAGATCGTTGCAGGCGGCGAGGCAATTCTGGATGGCGACTTGATAGGGCTCGCGATACATCACTTGTCCCCCTTTGCGATGGCCTCGCACTTGGCGACATCCTTGAGGCACCACTGCGCATCGCGCTTCTGTTGCCACTCGCTGATGGACACCAGCACGGACCCGATCAGGATGATCCACATGGCGAGCCAGAACGCGCCGCCGAACCACTTGAACAGGGCGTTGATGGGTTGCAGCCACCAGTATTTGGCGGCAAGCTCGGCATCGGCAGCCGCCTTGCGGGCCTGCTCTTCTGCCATCGTGTTCTGGTGCAGCGCGTGCTCGTGCGCCATGCGGTCGCCGTGCTCCATCTCGCGATGGTGGCGAAGCGCCCGATCATAGTCGAGACGCCCGAGGCCGTAGTCTCGGGGATCGAGGCCGTAGGGGAAGTTGGGGGCTTGTGCAGTCTGAACCATTGGGGTCGGTCCTCTCGCTGGTGGTTTACTTCGAGCCGCGAAGATGCCGGTCAAGCATCTCGACGGCCTGCTCGATCGCCTCGACCATGGTCATGTTGTGAGCCTGGACGATGCGGTGCAGAGTTGCGACGGTCTCGGGCCGAACCTTGGTCGAGAGCGTCTGAGTGCGGCCACGGCGGCGAAGCGTGCGGCCGTCAACCTTGTTTTCGAGGGCGGCGAGTTCCGCCCGCTCGCGCTCGACATGGGCCTCGCCGCGCGTCCTGGGGCGCAGTGCGGTCACGTCAATGTCGCCGTTGGGCAGCGGAACAACCTTAGTGGAGCTGGCGGCGGTCATCGGTAGAGTCCTCCTTCGTGGTGGTCGGTTCGGTCAAAACCGGGGTCGGCGACTTTGAGATCGTGTCGATGGCGTCTTGCATCGCCTTCCACAGATCGCGGCATTCCTTGGCGGCATCCTTGTTCTTGTTCACCTCGAAGCCCGCCTGCCCGATGCCAGCGCCGCGCGCGTAGTCCACGCGATGCTTGACTTCGAGGATGGGGAACCGGGTACGCAGGGCGAAGTGCTCAGCAGCCTGCTTGGCCAGATCGGACTTGCCCTCGGACCGATTGATGACGACCATCATGCGATCTTTGAGCCCGAGTGATTCGACCAGATCGGCGACCGCCTCTTGAGCGTCCCAATCGAGCGGGGACGGTTGCAGGGGCAGAACGATCAGATCGGCGGCCACCAGTGCCGACCGGATGATGGGGATCATCGAGCCCGGCGTATCGACGAAGATGAACTCGCGGCCGTATCCGGCTTCGGTCAACAGCTTGACGCCCTCGCCGAGATCGTTGATGCGCGTGACCAGCCTCGGGTTCACGAGTTCGTTGCGGCGGCCGTAGATCGTCGTGAGGGATTTCTGCGGATCAAGGTCGGCGAGAAGAACCTGATGCTTCCTCGACGCCTCGATGGCGACGTTGAAGCATAGGGTGCTCTTCCCTACGCCTCCCTTGGTTGCAGCGAACACTATCGTCTTCATCGCTGGGCTCCTGGGTTACGCGGCGCGCGACATGCGGCCGAGCGGGCATGAGATGCGCCACAAGATGGGCGGCGCGACTTGGGACGTGACCAGCGGCATGTGGAAGGGGATCACCTTGCCCGTGCGCTGACCGGCAGCGGCGCGGCGGACGGACGCCGTGTCGGGCTGACGGGTGCCAGCGACAAGCTCAACCCATGACAGGCTGCACTCGTGGCGCTGGGCAATCTGAGCCGGGGTGTATCCGGCTCGAAGGTCGAGGATCAGGTCGGTCCGTGCGGCCATTTGGGGTGGCTCCTACGTTCGGGTTTCTCGCATGAGGTGGTCAGCCTCAGTCTTGAATGTATCACGAAGCACGAAACAGTCAAGAGCCTATCTTGCCCTCTATGAAGAAAATTTCACGACGCCATCTTGATGTTGCAGTAAGATCACATCTTGACACTTTCAGGAAGTGTGGTACAGATGAAATCAGGACCGTATCGTTCCTGGCCATAGGGGGCAGGACAGTCCTGAGGACCGATCATGCGGACGTTCCTAACGATCCTGTTCTGGACCATCGCCCTCGCCCTCGGCGCGGCGACCGCTGCGGCCAATTTCCGGTACGGATGGCTGGTCGGACACGGGGAGGAACGTTGGGTCTACGCCCTCGGCGGAACGTTCCTGGACGTGGGGAAAACGTTCCTGCCGGTGGCCATGGGAACGTTCCTGGCCGGGCCTTTGACCGCAGGAACGTTTTTTCAGAGGCTCGCGGGGTGGACAGTCTGGTGCTTGGCGGTTGCGTGGTCCGTGACTTGCGCCATGGGGTTGTACTCCATCAGCCGCGATGCCAACGCTGGCGATGCTCTCGGACGGCAAGCGCAGTATAAGCAACTCACAGCAGACCAGACCCGCAAGCAGGGGGAGTTGAAGAGCCTTCAAGGCGTCCGGCTGGTCGAGGTGATCGACGGCGAGATCGCGGCCATGAAGCGCGACCGGCTCTGGACCCGCACCCGTGAGTGCGCCGACGCCACCGCGACAGAGAGCCGGGACTTTTGCGCCAAGGTCGATCGCCTGACGGCGGAACGGTCAACGGTTCGGCCATCCGCCGACGTGCGCGCCGACGTGGAGCGCCTGCAAGCCGAGCTTCGCGGGATCGAGACGAAACTGGCGGGCATCGACATGACCGAGATCATGAAGAAAGCCGACCCGGCAACCGAGGCTCTGGCCAAGACGCTGAACTGGTCGCCCGACGACGTGAAGAACCGGCTGGCCGTCCTGATCGCGATCCTGTTCGAGTGTGGCGGCTTGCTGCCGTGGATCATCACCGGCTCGCATGGCGCACCTCGCCGGACAGAGAAAGACCTGGCGTCCGAGCCCGTCGAAGCCCCGAGAAAGGCCGCCAAGGCGAAGCCCGAGGCACCGGCCGTGGATGCGCCAGCAGAGCCGACAGAAGCGCCGACGCCGATCGAGTTGCCCGAGGTCGATAGCCTTGTGGCGTCATGGGCCAAGGGCGCTCTCGTGCGCCGCAAGGGCTCCTACGTGCCAGCGGCCGAACTCTATGAGCAGTTCAGCCAGTGGTGCCGCCTGCACAACCACGAGACGCCCAAGCAGACGGCATTCGGCAAGATGATGACCGATCTGGGGTTCGAGCGCCGCAAGCAGGCTGGACAGCAGCGCTACGTCGATCTGGCCATGATCCCCAAGGTGCGCGAGTTCACCGTGGTCGAGGGCGGGGCGGCGGCGGGGGCAGTCTAAGTCTCATTGCAGAGCATTTTGCTCGGTCTCTGCCGGTCCTGCACCATCACAAGTATCCAGACAGCAAAAAACGCCAAGAACCTCCATGGCTCTTGACGTAACGGCGCTTGTCTGATACGATTCGCAGTTGAACCTATGTGTGCCCGTGTAAACGCAACACGACCCCAAAGGAAATCGTGCCATGACCAAGGTATATCCGAGCTTCGTCACCCCGTCAAGGGCCGCTGAAGTCTTCGACGTAACTACGCAGACCTTGCGCCGCTGGGCCAAGGAAGGGAAGATCGGCTTCATCAAGACACCGGGCGGCCAGTACCGCTACAACGTCGAGGGGCACATCGGCCTGATCCAAGCCGTGCCCGTGGTGAAGCAGAACAAGCCGCATCCGGCCAAGGCCAAGCCCGTCACCGTCAAGCCGGTGGCCGCCGCACCCGTCGCGCCGATCGAGATGCCAAAGCCTGCACCGCGCCCTGCCATGCCGACCGGCGTCGAGATGCGCTCGGTGGATGACGAGCCCGAGGTCACCATGCGGGACATCGAAGCCCCGGCTCGCAAGCCCGCCCCCAAGGTCGAGGTGGCGCGCGCTCCGATGCCCAAGCTCGACGCGGCGGCTCTGATGCAGAAGATCGAGGGCTTGGCAACAGCCTCGGCGGTATGAGGACAACATGTCGCACCCAATGGGCTAACAACCTGTTGACGGCTCCGCAATAATTGCGGTATAAGGGTTCCCATGATCCGAGACGAAGACCATCACCCGCAGACCTGCAACGCCTTCCGGGCGTGGCGGTCTCTCGTGCGCGCCGACTTGAACCGGGCGGCCGAACTGCTCGGCAAGTCGAAGCGGATCGTCGAATACTACGACGCTGGCAGCAGGCCGATCCCGGTTGACACCCGGAAGCTCATGCAGGCGATCGTCGAGAGGGGCGACAAGGGGGACATCCAGCCTTGGCCCGAAACGGCAACGGGAAGTCGCCCCTGAGTTGACCGCTCAAGGTGGACTTCAAGCCGTTGATGAGTTGTTGAGTTTGTGACGCCGCGTATCTGGCTCGCTGTTCCGAATGACCAGTTCGGACTTTGAGCAACGCGGCGTTGAACGTGCGTGCTGAACCTATGCGAGAACCCCGCTCTGGACCGACCCCAATCGGAAGAGAGCAGAGCCACAACCAGGGTCGTGACATGTTGGAAACTAGCGCTTCGGCCGATGCCGGTCAAGCCTTCAATGGCACAGAAGACGGAATTTTCGGTGCGCATGCCGTCGCACTCAAGCGAGCCGGGCTCGCCGTGATCCCCGCGATCGGCAAGAAACCGATTCGCCAGAACTTCCAGAAGATGGCCCACGCACCCGGTCTCAAGACCGTCGAGAAGTGGGCAGAGACGAACCCCGACGCCAATATCGTGTTCATCCCCGGACTGAGCCGGACCCGGGCCAATCCGAACGGGCTCGTGATCGTGGACGCGGACAACGCTCAGGAAGTCGAGCGCGCCGAGTCCGTGTTTGGATCCACGCCAGCCATGATCGACACCCGGCGCGGCCGTCACTTCGTCTACAGGGCACCTGAGGGCTCGCTGGGCAAGGTCGGCAATCTGCGCAAGGCTGGCTTCGAGATCGACATCAAGCACGGCCAGCACGGTTCAGGGATCAGCGTGGCACCGCCGAGCCGCCATCCTGATCAGACCGACTTCCAGTACCGCTGGACGCCCGGCAGCGGGATCGAGGCTCTGGCCGATCTGCCGGTCTTCAATGCCCGCGCCCTGCAAGACTTGATCGACGACGCGGCGAGGGGGAGCAAAACGCTCCGCAATGAGACTCAGACTGCCCCCCGCGCCGAGAGAGGAACCGCCCGCACACTCGGCAAGGCATTCCCGAACCTGTTTCGTGATGGCAGCCGCAAGCTGGGCTTGAACGACCATCTCGCCTCGCACGCATGGGCCATCGAAGACTTCGACGCCGCGCTCGACGTTTCCATGACGTGGAACGACAATCTGGCAGATCAGGGCATCGAGAAGCTGCCGGACGACGAAGTGATCGAGGTATGCAAGGCCGTCATGGCTGACCTTGATGCAGGCAAGTTGGTTCGCAAACAGCATCAGCGCGCCACCGCACTGACCGACGCCGACGAAGTTCGTCATCTGGCGCTCTACTCGAACGGCGATGCCGCCTTCATGCTGTTGCAGCTCTTCCGCGCCGAGCACGATGCACGTTGCCGCCGTGGCGAGACCTTCGTGATCAACGTCGAGGGCATGGTGGCCAAGCGGTCGCTCGGATGCTGGTCGGCTCGGAAGTACCGGGAAGCGAGAGACACGCTGCTCGCCCTCGGTTTGATCAAGTGCGTGAAGCCAGCAGCTTTCAGGTCGGCCGCCGAGTACGTGCTTGGTGATCGCATCCTGACCCCAAGTGTAGCCGTGCGTGATCGTGCCGTTGCCTGACCAGGGGGGCGGCGCGGGGCAGTCTAAGTCTCATTGTGGAGCAGACTGCTCCTTTTAAGTACAACTCGACCATGAAAGGACCGACCCCAATGAGCTACAACCCTTCCGTGAAGCTGACGCGCCTGTACGAGTGCACCAGCAAGAAAGGCATGCCGTACCTTCGTGGTCGGCTTGGTTTCGCCAACGTCGTCATCCTCAAGTCGGATCAGGTCTCGGACAGCGGCCAGCCGATCTGGAACGTCCTGATCAGCGAGCCCGAGCAGAAGCCCGAGGATCAGCCCAACGGCCGCCAGCGCCGTCCCGATCCCGAGGCGGAAGCCAGCGCAGCCCGTGGCTACACCCGCGAGCCTGACGACCAGATACCGTTCTGATGGTGCGCCCATGGAACCGCGATACGAAGTCGAGATCGTGGTCGGCCATCGCAGTGTTCGGTACGCCAGCCTGAGCAGGCAGCACGCCCTCAGGCAAGCCCGGCTCGAACGGAAGGCAGGCGGCAAGGTCACGGTCTACAAGATCGAAGGCGACGACGAGCAGATCGTCAACAAGTAGGCCGGGACATCTGGCCGATCTACGGGGGAGGTCTTCGCGATCTTCCCCGTTTTGCTTTGCAGATCAGCGTCGGCAGACCAGAACTCTGCCAGAACTCTGCCACGGCTTTGCCAGAACTCTGCTCGGCAGCCCCGTTGATTCGCGCGCGATAGACCGAAACGCTGAACGTTTCAATAAGAAATGGGCTCACCGTGGACGGTGCGTCGTTCTGTCGCACTTGATACCATCAAGATAGAAAACCCCATAGATACAGGCACTTAGGGGCAAAGCAGCCTCGCCCTAAGCACGGAACGTGCTGATCTGCAATAGAAAAATCGCCCCGGACGCTTGCAAAAGCGCGGGGTCATGGTATGTTCAAATCGAGCGCGTACAGGTTGTCGTTCGCGGGATTGACCATCCCGACGCAAAGGCAACATGGCACGCCTCAAGGGTGAAGTCAACGGCCATCCACTGACCCTGGGGAAGCCCGAGATCAATCCTGCGGTCTCTCGCAAGGTGCCGGGGGTGCGCATTTGGGGTGTGCACCCCCCTTTCTCCCCGAGAGATCACTACAGCGACCCCAATCGCTGCCGACCCCAAGAACCGAGACCGAACCTTATGCGAGAGAACCATGCAAACCCAGATCATCGAGGCCCCGAGCCTCAAGACGCCCAAGGCAGCTAAGACCAGCCGCCGCACCTCGAAGCCCGCATCCGTCCGCTTGGCCGCCCACGTTGACACGTCTGGCGGTTTTTTTGCGTGCCATCCCTGCGATCTCAGCGTGATGCAGGCGAACGGCTATCCGCAGATCAGCGCGCCGAGCCCGATCACGGGTGAACCCTCGAAGCGCAACGCCCACACGGTCGCATGGGAAGCCGCCAACGGCATGCCCGTCCCCGAGGGCAAGATCGTGCTCCACGCCAAGGGATGCTCGAAGACGTGCTGCAACCCGCTGCACCTCCGGCTCGGCTCGCACGCCGAGAACGCGCAAGACAAGGTTGAGGAAGGCCGCGCCAGCCGCCGACTGACCAAGGCGGAAGTCCTTGAGATCGTCATGCTGCACCAGCGCGACGGCCTCCCCCCGCCCCCCCCCCCCCCCCGCTTCAGGCGCCCCCCGCCCGCCCCCCGCCGCATCCTTCGTGGTCAGACGCACAGCAAGCTCACCGGCATCGAGCGCAACCGCAAGATCGGTGGAGGCCCGCGCAAGTCCGCGTCGGCCGTTCCCGCTCCGGCCCCGATGCCGCCCGACATCATCATCCTCGACAAGCACCGGAAGGCCAAGGCGACCAAGCCCGACGCCACCGTGCTCGCCGTAGCTCACTGAGGGGACGCCCGATGAGTGGAAAGACCGACAGCCCCGACATCCCGGCCGCCGCTGGTCACCCCTTGTCGGGCATCACCGTCCCGGCAAGCGTCCGGTTCAGCGATGACCGGGAAGGGATCGAGGCCCGAATGATCCTCTCGGGATACGCCGACTATCTCGGCGCGGCCGTCCGAAACCACGAGCCGGTGCAGATGATCCGCGAGATCGTCGCCCGCATCAACGAGATCACGGCGCGCGCCAGCCATCGCGAGATGACCAAGCTGGTCGCACAAGCGAATAGCGGGAGGGCCAACTGATGGCGCTCCGCGACGATCCCGAGGCTTTCAAGGCGTACCGGCGCGAGTACATGCGCGGCTACTATGCCGAGAACCGCGAGCGCTGCCGTGAAGTGAACAACGCCAGCCAGCGCCGGAACTCGCACAAGTACATCGAAACCAAGCGGGCTTGGACCGATGCAAATCGCGACAAGCAACGCAAGAGCCTGCGCGACTGGAAGCGTCGCAACCCGGACAAGGTGAATGCCGAAACTCACGTTCGCCGCGCCCGTCTAGCTGGTGCGGAAGGCGTCTACACCGTCGAGGACATCGCCAGGATCACCAAGGCTCAGGGCGGCAAGTGCGCGTGCTGCCGCAAGCGTCGGAAGTTGACCGTCGATCATATTGTCCCGATCACCAAGGGCGGATCAAACTGGCCGACGAACATCCAGATGCTTTGCGGCCCTTGCAACTCCGGCAAGCGTGATCGGGACATGATCGACTTCATGCAAACCAACGGGAGACTCCTATGAGCTGCCTAGTGCGTATTTTCTCACACACTGGCGTCACGACCGCCAACGTTGCCGCTGGCACCCGCTACGCCACCGATAGCGTCTCGATGCTCAAGATGCCGTATCTCGCCCGCCAGTCGATCACGGCGACCGGGACAGCACAGAGCACTGCCACGCCGCTGACTGCCAACAACGGCACGAAGCTGCTCAACGTCCAAATCCAGGCCGGTAAGACCGTCGCGATCGAGGTGAACCCTCCGAACCGCTCGGTCGAGGCCGACAACGACAGCCCCTACTACGCGGGGGAGGTGACTTTGGAGGCGGGGCCGAACTGGACCCTCTCTATCAAAGAAATCACGGTGGTCTGATGCTCGCGACCCGCCGACTGGACGCCTTGAATGCTGGCATGACGCACTACTTCACGGGCAAGCCGTGCAGTCGTGGCCATGTCGCACGTCGGTGGACCAGCAATGGCGTGTGCGTCGAGTGCGAAGCCCTCAAGATCGACACCACGGCTGCCGAGCGCGCCCGCCGGTATCGTCAGCGCCATCCTGACCGGATAGTCGAACAGAACCGCGCCCAGATGCAGAGCAAGGCGGAATACCGGGAGCGCAATCGCGAAGCCATCCGCGAGAGCGGCCGGGTCTACTACGCCGCCAACGCAGAACGTCGGAACGCCGTCATCAAGCTCTGGCAGCAGCGCAACCCGGAACGCTTCAAGGCTCTGGTCGCTCGCCGCCGCGCTCGTCTTGCTGGTGCCGAAGGGCACTACACGGCCGAGGACATCGCCCGCATCACCGAACAGCAGAAAGGCCGCTGCGCATGCTGCCGCAAGCCCCGCAAGCTGACCGTCGATCACATCATCCCGCTCACGAAGGGCGGGTCGAATTGGCCGAGCAACATTCAGATGCTTTGCCAGCCCTGCAACAGCCGGAAGCACAACCGAGACCCGATTGAGTTCAGTCGGGCGTCGGGAATGCTCCTGTAACCCGAGGATGATGACCATGGCCAGGAAGCCC